GCTTGATATCGAATGCATCTCCAGCACAAAGAATAAGACACTCAAAAGCAAGTTGCGACGTTCGAAGAATATTATCGAACTGAACATGTACGCGCAACTAATTATGATGGAAGAGAATGGAATTGGATTTGTGACTTATGACACCGAGCAAAAAGACTAAAGGATATCTCCTTGTTGCTTCCAAAGATATAATCTATTATAATTGGGCATGCAACCTACTTGACGGCATCAAAGACTTCTATCCCGAAGCAAAGATCTGTCTTGTAACAGAAGAAAGATTCCTCGACCACCGAGCAGACCAAGCAGATAAGATAATATTCTGTGATGATCACGTTCGCGCAAAACTCTGGGGAATGGCAAACTCTCCATGGGACATAACATTCTATATGGATGCTGACATGGAAGTCATACATGAAGATATTTCTAAAGTGTTTGACGACTTGGGTGAATCTGATGTGGTATTCAATGTCCTTGAGAAGAAGCATTGGCATGTATTCATGGCCACCGATTTTCCTGGAGGTGTGTTCGAACTATGTGGGGGTGTTTGTCTGTACCGAAAGAGCGAACTCGTCGACCAGTTTATGCAGGACTGGTATGACTATTATATAAAGCAACATGCGTACCAATGGTGGCCACTAAATGACGAAGGCGCGTTCGATCATAAACTATATCCATCCCACCTGAGTAAATGGGATCAATTCACTCTGTGGTGGTTGATAAACAAAGAACCAAAATACAAGAGTTTGGTTGTGGGTGAATTCAAAGAAAATATGAAGTGGAATTACTGGGCAATCCTTGACCGTACTGATTTCCCCATGCCTGAAGACACGGTTCTTATTCATATGTCGAGTATGGCAAAAAAGAAACTGGTGGACATTGACTTATGAGAACTGTACCTATTAGAAACAAAGACCTCATCGACATACTTGATAAGTTCTTGCCGCTATTTCGTATGGTCGACTTTGAAAATGCAAGGATGGATAAAGATTACTCCGATATCGAACAGTACCTCGACGAAGACTATAGAAAATACATAATGAGTCAGGGTCGTCAACATGATGGATTCCCTTCTAAAATGGTGGGTGTGGAGTTGGCAGCAAAGGATGAGTGGTCGAGAGAACCATACTATTATGATGTTATCAAGCGTGCCGAAAACCTAAAGGGAGAACTTCAAGGTTGGACTGGCACCCGTCAGAGCGCACTGAGTGCAGTGTATCCTGCTGGTGGATATATTTCTTGGCACAACAATGCAAACGCTCCTGGATATAATGTCCTGTTCACGTGGTCGTCTGAGGGGGACGGGCAATTCGAATACATTGACCCCATAACAAAAGAACACATTGTTGTCCCTGATGTTAAAGGTTGGCAGTGTAAGGTCGGATACTATGGCACATATGAGGAAACCGACAGGTTGATGTATCATGCAGCAAGAACAAACTGCGCGCGAGCGACCATAGCATTCATGTTCAACCCAGATGATACTGGCAAGCAAATGTCAGAAATGCTGATCGAGGATATTTCCGAGTCCTAAATAAGATGTGACAACTCATCTTCAGGAATTCCCTTGGCATCATCTGGTCAAATTTTCGAATACGTCACGGTCGACTATGTCGCGGTCGACTATGCAACCAGTCTTCATGTTCTGGTCGTGGAACTCGTTTCCCAAGATTCCGAAGTCTCTGGCCAAGCAACAATAATACGCGCTCCAGCAGTCGGCATCCTTGTAACTGGTGATGCTTCTGTAAGCGCCACCCCTGGACGTCAAATCAATGTAGTCAATGGCGACCTCTCAGCAGATGAGGTCGGTGTTGTAACTGTCGCAGGAGATGCCGAACGCTACGTTGTAATTGTACTCTCCGCAATCGATCAAGATGCACCGTCCGTTGTCGATGGTACAGCACATGTCACTCGAACAGTTGCTGCCGCCATTCGCCCGACAATATCGAATGTCGTCTCTGGTGTCGCTGAGAGGGAAATAAGAACCTCCATATCACTGGAAGCACAGACCTCCACTGCCTCTGCAACAGCAGAGAGAACGATTGTTGGCACAGGTGTAATAGTAACCGCTGATGCAAATGTTTCTTCTACCAGTGAACGAGAGATACGATCCACCGTTGCCCTGACTACAGGAGTTTCTGTTGCCAGCGGTGTTGCCGAACGTATCATCGAGATAAATGAAACTACTCAGGCACTTCAAGCACAGACCTCCACCGTCTCTGCAACAGCAGAGAGAATAGTCACAGGCAGTGGTACTCTGGTCGACGACCAGAGCGAAGTTGTAGGTGTAGGTGCTCGTGAGATTACTGGGTCTGGTACTCTGGTCGACGACCAGAGCGAAGTTGTAGGTGTTGCCGAACGAGAAATAAGATCTTCTGTCGCCATTCGTCCAACAATATCGAATGCCGTCTCTGCTACGACTAAACGAACAGTGATTGGAGTTGATTCGACTCCAAAGGCAAGTTCCTCCGTTGTCGCTGCCACCACCAAGCGGAAAGTCTGTTCTTATCTCGCCTCTACATACACACTTCGGATCATGCCTAGATCACAAGTGGTTGGTGTCGCTGAGAGAGAAATAGAAACAAACGAATTAGACCAAGCACTACAATCATCTGCCAGTGTAGCGAGTGGCGTTGCCGAGAGAACAATAACTGCCAGTGTTAGTCTGGTCAACGACCAGAGCGAAGTGGTTGGTTCATCAGAAAGAATTATATCGGGACAAGGCGCACTCGAAACTACAGCACCCTCTGTTGTCGGTCTCGCTGAACGCGAAATAGAAACAAACGAAATAGACCAAGCACTACAATCAACTGCCAGCACAGTAGTTGGTGCTGGAGGAAGGACCATCAATGTTCTTGATGGTGCCCTCACAGCAGACGAAGTTGGTGTGGTGACAGTTACAGGTGACGGTGAGCGCAAAGTTGTTGTACTTTCCGCGATCGATCAAGATACACCAGTCATCGTGGATGGCATCGCAGAAAGAACAGTAAGAGACACGGTCGATACACAACTTGAATCACAACATTCTAATCTTTCTGGTTCTGCGGAAAGGGTAATCACAGCACGTGGTGCCCTTCAGACCACGAACTGTGTGGTCCTATGCACTGGTGAACGAGAAATAGAACCAAGAATCAATATTCAACCATCGCCTGCTATTGTCGTGGGAACAACCAAGAGAACGGTGAGGGGAGTTGATGAGACTCCAAAGGCAGGTGTCTCCGTTATCAGTGCTTCTGCTGTTCTGTTCAGAAAATACGGACAGGTGCCATTAGCGAAATACGTTAATGTCAGACAAAAAGATACTCGCGTGATAAACGTCTCCGCGAAAAGAATATATAATACCACGGTGAGACAAAAAGATACTCGACAAATACGCTGTAGGATTTCTTTCGACGGACAAGAATAATCGGGACTCGCGTTTCGAGAATGACTAAATAGAGATATATTAAAACGGATCTGAACAATGGCGCAGTACGAAGATTTAGAATTAGACCAAGGGTCAGACATAAAGTGGCAAGTCAAGATGCTATCCACTGATGGATCTCCCAGAGACACCACAGGTTATACTGTCCGTGGTAATGTCAACAGAAGTTATGACGCTGACACGAGCGAGATGATCGCGTTCACCACGTCATTGCTACCGCCATCAACAGGTGGTGTTATCGAGTTCATGTTGACAAACACCCAGACAGATGCTATGCAGCGTCGACGTTATGTGTATGACCTGGAAGTAGAGTATGTTGATCCTGGGTCTGGTGTGACAATGGTAGAGAGAATACTCGAAGGAAACCTCATTGTTTCCCGCAGCGTAAGTAAATTTGATTGAGAACTCGAAGGAGTATAAATAATGGGTATAAGAGCAAAAGGTAGTGCTGGTAAATTGAAAGGAACTGCTGTTGTCATTCGTAAAGATGGCACCAGAGAAGAAGTTTCTATAGAGATACCTGTAACTGAAGAACAAAGCAAGTCGATTGAATGTTCAATCGCAAATAGTGACCCTATTACCAAGGAGAAGTAAAATGGCAGTAACACACCCAACAACGGTACGCAATGGTATTGCTGACCACGTTGTAACACAAATTAACACTGGCGGTGCTGGAACAATTGAATTCCAAACTGCTGCAAGTGCCGTAATCGCAACACTGACATTCGCTACGGATGCCTTTCTTGATGCTGCTAATGGCGTTGCCGCTGCTGCTGCGATTGGCGACGACACTGACACTGAACCTGGAACAGTAACCAAGTTCGTGGTCAAGTCTGGCGCTGGTACCACGATATTCCAAGGCGATGTAACTGACACTGCTACTGGCACAGGTGACATCATATTGTCTTCTGTTATTATTGGTGATGGTGATACAATTAGTATCTCTGCACTTACATACGAAGCACCAAACTAAGAAAGAGGTAGGGGTCACTACTCTATTGGGGGAGCACTTGCTCCCCAACTCTTTTCTTCTTATTCTCTACTAACCCGAAGGACAAGGTTAAATGACCACACTCACATTAAGATCAGGTAAGGGAAGCGCACTGACTTTCGCTGAGTTGGACACTAACTTTTCCAATCTAAACACAGATCTAACAACCACCACAACTGCCCTCGGAGACTACCTCCCACTGGCAGGTGGAGACATTACAGGCGACATAACAACTACTGGCGAAATAAACATCGCAGATGGTAACTGGGTTGCTTGGGGTGGCGGCACTGGTCGTCCACTAATAATGGGCAACAAAACAGACGGCAATATGAAGTTCTATATCGCTGGTGCTATTCGCGCCCAGTTAGAAGAGACTTCAATGACATTCAATGTTGCTGATGTTCAGATCAACTCAAAACTCTCTCACAATGGTGATGCAAACACTTTCCTGAACTTCGGTACAGACACGCTCGGAATCACCACAGGTGGTACTGAGCGAATTGCTGTTTCGAGTACTGGTCTGGATGTTACTGGAGCACTGACTGTAACAAACTTTGATGGATCCGCAGACGCCTCACCAGTGCTCGACCTATTCCGCAACAGCGCATCCCCAGCGGATGGTGATGAGGTTGGTCAGATTAAATTCACTGGCGAGAATGATCTATCACAGTCTACTGTTTATGCGAAGATCACAGGTAAGATCAGTGATGTTACCGATGGTACAGAAGATGGTCTGATTGAATATGCAGTGAAGATAGACGGTACGAACACGATTGTTCAACGACTCACTGGAACTGCATTGAAATTAATCAATGGTACTGGTCTTGAGGTTGCTGGAAATATCACAGTCGATGGTACAGTTGATGGTCGTGATGTTGCCGCAGACGGAACCAAACTCGACACCATAGCAACCAATGCTAATGTGTATGTCGATGCTGATGTTGATGCATACATTAATGCAAGTATCCTCACAACAGACATTAGTGAAGGCACGAACGAGTATTTCACCAACACCAGAGCAGATGCGCGTATCGCTGCTGCCTCTATCTTCGACCTGACTGACGTTGCTTCTGGCACAGCAGTGACAAACCTGAATGCTGACAAGGTAGACGGGTTCCATGGCATTGGCATATACAACGCTGCTGGCACTTTATTGAACGGATAATTATCATATAGATAGAGTATGGTAAAATATTTTTATAATGAATGGGACGATTACGCCCAAGCATATATAAGTGGAAGAAACTCGCTTTGTAACTGGACTGCTGACAGATACTTTGTAGGCACTGTCTATGGTGAAGTGTACTTTATGTTCCTCCTCAAAGACTGCCCCGACAACACAGTAGAAGTCAGTGCTGTTTCTAACTGGCACAGACTACACTCATACCCTCTCTCGAAATCACAAAAGAAAAAGACCAGAGACGTTGGCATCTACCTTGCCATGTCATGGGCATTCGACACCATAGGCATAGACTCTATGCACGGGTTTGTCCGACACAACGACAAGAAGATCATTGGTTTCATGAACCATGTCAACGGTGCACCTATAACTCCCACGTCCCGCTGTACTCCCTCTGGTGTCCCGTTCGTTCGCTGGGACTATACAAGCGAAGAATATAATTCAGGTTTGTTACTTGAGCGAGCAAAAGAATCCATATACAATTTCGAATAGTATAAATAGAACTATCAGAACATACTAGGGCAAAACAATGGCGATTATATCTACAAGGCAAGGACTCATCGACTATAGTCTACGACGACTCGGTGAACCTGTCATCGAAATCAATGTCGATGAAGATCAGATAGAAGACAAAGTCGATGACGCACTTCAAGTCTATCAAGAGTTTCACGGTGACGCGACCACTCGAGCATACTACCAGCATCAAATGACTGCTGCTGATATTACGAACAAATATGTCACCATCCCTGCCCACATCTTGTATGTCACTAAAATGTTTCCTGTCAACAATTCAATGGTACAGAGTTCAAACTTCTTCTCTTTCCAGTACCAGTTCGCCATGAGCGATATGCATAACATGACAGGTTCTGGCATGACAGGTGGTATGGCATACTATGAGCAGACACAACAACACCTTGCTCTGATTGATATGAAGATAAATGGTCTGCCTTTGATCACTTTCTCCCGTAGAGCAAACCGAGTGCACCTGCATAGTGACATCGAAGATGGCCAACTAACAGCAGGGAAATATGTCGCCTTTGAAGTATATCAAACTGTCGACCCGACTGCCCATAGTTCTGTGTATAACGATATGTTTATGAAAGACTTTACGACTGCCCTGATCAAAGAGCAGTGGGGTCAGAACATGTCCAAGTTTGAAGGTATGCAACTTCCAGGTGGCGTGACCATATCTGGTCGTCAGATCCTCGAAGAAGCAAAGGGAGAGATAACTGAGTTGCGTGACCGCATGCGGTTGGAGCAAGAAATTCCCCCAGATTTTTTCGTCGGGTAGGATAAACAATGGCAACTTCTCGACATTTCCGACACAACGTTCGCTCCGAGCAGAACCTGTATGAAGACCTCATTGTAGAGTCTCTCAAGTTTTTCGGCACCGACATTTATTATCTCCCACGTGAGGTTGTGGCGCGTGATATGATATTCAATGACGAGACTCTTTCTCGCTTTGCATATGCATACAGGATTGAAGTCTACCTCGAAAACCTTGAGGGGTTTGATGGTGACGGAGATCTATTCTCGAAGTTTGGCGTAGAGATACGTGACGCAGCAACCCTGCTCATGGCACGTCGACGATGGAACAACGAGATACGCAAGTATCAAGAGACAACAGAAGAGAAATATTATCGCCCACGTGAAGGCGACCTTATCCACGTGCCTCTGAGTGGATCTACTTTCGAGATAATGAAGGTAGAAGACGAGAACCCATTTTATCAACTGGGCAAACTGCCTGTCTTCAAGATGCGTTGTGAGTTATTTGAATTCACCAATGCCGACTTTGAGACTGGTGTACCAGAGGTAGACGACATAGAAGAATATACAGCATACCAATACCAGTTGACTATGGACTCTGCTTCTGTCGGTTATATCAGAGGCGAAACAGTCACACAGACACACGCCAACCATATCGTCAACGGTGAGGTTGTTGGTTGGAAAGATTCCGACTCTGGTGAAGTGGGCAACCAATTGTATCTCGCACATGTCGGTAACAACACTGGCGAGTACAGGGACTTCACTCCTTCCATTGCTGTCATCGGTACAGAGTCGGGTGCTATTGCTACCCCAACTCTGGTGAAAGAATTGCAGGAGATACAACCAGCAAGTCCTGGAGGTGCCGATGGCGACGTTGACTCGTTCAGTGTATCTGCGTTTGAGTTCCTCGACTTCAGTGAGACCAATCCCTTCGGAGGAATCATATAATGTTCGGCAAGCACTTCTACAACGAGCGTGTACGAAAGTCTGTTGCCATCTTTGGTGCGATGTTCGACAACCTGTATATCATTCGCAAGAAAGGTTCGACCACATACGACCAGATGAAGGTGCCTTTGGCATATGCGCCACAGCGTAAGTTCCTGGAGCGCATTGCCGAGATGAACAACGGAGAAGAAAACGAAAGGCAACTCGCAATCAAACTACCTCGGATGTCATTTGAGATAGTGAACATGCAGTATGATGCGCAACGTCAGTTGCCAAAGATGAACTCTTTCTCTAAGGCAGGAGAAACTCCTGGAAACGCAAAGAAGTTCTACACCCCAACACCATACATCATCTCGTTTGAGTTGAGCATATATGCCAAGCAGCACGATGATGCCCTGCAAGTTGTTGAGCAGATACTTCCATACTTTGGTCCACAGTACACCCTGTCAGTCAAACCTGTTTCCGATGTCGACATAGTAGAAGATGTTCCTGTCATTCTACAGTCAGTCGCATTCACAGATGACTTTGAAGGTGCTATGGAAGCAAGACGGACTATCATATACACGCTACAGTTTGATATGAAGATAAACTTCTATGGTCCAAAGGCAGATGACACTGCACTTATCAACCGCATCGACATTGACTTATATAATATGGACGGGGCAGTACCGAACGACTCTGATTATACTGAGACTATCAGCATACAGACGACACCGAAACCTGTCTCCGCTGATTCTGATTATACTATAACAACGAGCATACTTGATAGTGACCAATTCGTACCACACCCCTTCGCGTGAGGAAGGATATTTCTTCCACGTAGATGGTGTTGAACTTCCTGCTGATCTGCGGGAAGTTCTGATCAAACAATCCAAACTCGATACTGCCCCAAGTTGGTCAGGTGATGACCCCACAAGGGACGTTATCGAGCAGTGGCAATCCCGAGACCTAACACAAGTCAACAGCACAAGACATCTCGCACGGACAAGTCTCGCGAACGAAGGCACCGACCTTATATGGAATGGCCAAGAACCAGAGATCAGGACACTGTATAACCTGATACACCCAGAGGCAAAGAAGCACCTGACCTACATAATATTAGCAAGGTGTGCTCCTAATGGTTTCATGTCACCTCACATAGACAAGTACCAGTACGACGAACCACGCAAGGCAGTTATGTTTCTGCCCCTGACTCCATACTCTGGTGAAGAATGGGCACCTCTGATGTTCTATCCGCCAGAAGGAGGAACGCTCCCTGTTGGATGGTCACCCTGTTATATCGCAGACACAGAAAGGGTGCACGGATTCGAGAACAATGACAACTACAGGGCAAGCGTTTCCATTGCATTCGCCTGTGATGTAGAAACCCTATATACTCTGTACACTAAAGGAATGTTGATGTCATGAGT